TCTTTCTCGGAGTACATCAACTCGGTCAAAATATGGTATATCACAAAATCCTTTTTTGAAATCTTCCAAAGGAATCATATCCCAACATTCAAATCTAACTCGTGCAGTTTCTTCAGGTGATATAGTACCCTTTACTGCTTTATTTAGAATTCCATTACCAGTTTTTCTATCAAGAATAAACAGATCATTCTCATCTAGTACGAGCAATTCTCCATCAAGCACCGCTCCGTGAAATACATCTAGAGATTCCAAAGTGGGGGATTTATAAAATACATTCATTACAAAGTTATCAAAGTGTCCAGCTAAACTAATCTGTTTACCATTTCTTGAACGAACATCTACTCTTCCTTCTCCATCTATGATAATATTTGCTCTCATACCATCCAATTTTGTCTGTACTAGAGCAGGATATTTAATAGCCTCGAAAGCCTTTTGATTAAAAGCACTTGCTAACATACAGGGATAGGTTTCGATGAATTCTTTACCAAATATTTTGTTTACAGTAGCAATGTTTACTCCGCACTTCAGGTCCTTCGTCACCACACGTTTAATAACTTCCGCATTATCTTCAGTAATACTCGATAAAATCTTTTGGAGATGCTTAATAGCGGCGTTTCCAGTAAGCTCCCGTTTCGTTAATAACTCTAATTGATTTAATCCCCAACTTAATGACTGAACAGGTAACTCTGTACGCTCGTATTTAGGAATTTTTCTCTGATAATATTGAGTATAGGGATCTAGGGCGGCTTTCAGGACACGTTTTAGTGTATCGTTATCCTTGTTCTTTAGGAGGATTTCCTCCTTGAATAAACGTGAATTATCACTTTCGAGTTCCGTTAGAACTTCTGAAACCCAATCATCTCTAATTTTACGAATATTTTCTTGATCATTCATATACAACTTTTACCATTTTAATTCTCTCAATTCTGGATGCTGTCTCTGTTTGAACATCCCTTCAGCCAGTGTTGGCTGAATGTAATTTATATTGATATTAAATCTTGCAGGAATATTTGTTGTAGTTGTTGAACAATGTTCCTCACCAGAATCAAATACCAGCACACGATTTGCTATGCTATCAATTTTTGTACCATCTTTTAACTTAGTATATCCATCACACGTATTCAATGATAATAAGGCAGAAGTATGTGAAAAATCAAAATCTGAATGCATTGGATGTTCGTGTAATTTTTCTGTATTTGGATAAAGATTGGCTTTTATTCGTACCAAAGCCTCCACTCCCAATTTCTCTAATACCGGAATTAGTTTATCATAAAGGGTGCTAACTGGCGTATTTTTTGCGTAGATCATATGAGAAAGTAAAAATATGTTATCTTCGACTATGTAATCCTTCGCCACAGTTGTTTGAAAAAACCAAGGTATTTCTTCTAAAAGAGATACTAAACTGACAAAATTTTCATCATCTAAAAAATTATCAATTATTTTATAGTTCATTGTTAGAAATCCGTGATTACGTCTGTTAATCTGGACAATCTATTCATAATAAAATAGTTATATAATTTCTTTCGACTGCCTGGTGGTGTTTTTTTAAATGCGTTCTCTATGTCATTAATAAGCAATTGTGGAATCTTTTCAAGATTAACAAGTTCATCATTCCTTGACCATCGTTCAGCCATTTCCTGAGTTTCACAAATCTCATCAGGTTTCTGAGTCATCCACATTTCTAATTTCTTTTTAAGAACCGGAGTTTGTCGGATTCCCTCTACAAGACAATCATCTTGCGATAAGAAATTTGGTACTCCATCACCCCTATCTCCTCGGATAGTGTGTTCTTTAAGATACGCTATTGGATTTGGATGTCGTACAAATTTCTTTTGCATAGGAGAATATTGCACAACTCCTTTGTATTTGTGTAGCTGAATAAAGTCTTTATCGGATGAGAGAATACAAATTTTCTCTTCTGCGTGGTGATACTTACATATCACACCAATAACATCGTCCGCTTCGGCTCCCATAACTTCTATGAATTTATAAGGGAAATGTTCTTTCAAATCTGACCGTAACTGATCAAAGATTTTGAAGATAATTTCCCAATCGAAAGGAGATTTTGCTCTACCCTCTTTTCTACCCGCTTTATAAAGAGGAAATACGTCCTTTCGCCAGTAGTGTCTGCTATCGTTACATATAACTAATTCTCCATATGTCTTATTGAATTGCTTTCTATAATTCCGAAGCGTATTCAATATCATATGTCGTAACAAGTCCTCAGATACATCTGCCTGAGTCTTTGCGTTCATCATCAAATTTCCAATCATTACCTGATTGAAGTCAATCAATATCATTTTTCCTCGTTTATTTTAAGAAATCATCTGTCCAATCGGGAATATTATCTGGATCGGTATATATGCACCGTGCTAAGACCTTATGTCCATTTCTTGTATGCTCAAAATATAATGACTTTACAAAAGGATATGGAGTAATGCGGATATAATTCATCATATAATTAATATGAGTTGTCATTAGTTCACAATCAGCATATTCCATAGGAAATTCTAACCGTCTTTGGTTAAATTCCTTACTAAGACCGTCAACCGCTTCAAATTGTGGATTAGCCGTTAATATGTAAACTATTAATATCCATTTCATAACAATACTCCATCTTTCGTGGGCGGTGCGTTCACTTCCCTTATCGCATCCTTGAGTTCACGAATTTCTTGGGTCAACTCTTTAATAGCTTTAATCAGTTCGTTTTCATCTTCTTCTGGAATTTCATCTAAAAAATCCATCAGAGTTTTTTCAGTTCTTTGATGAATTCTTTGGTTGTATTAATCATTTTCCACTTTTCAATTTGCTTATATAATACTGTGCCCTCATTTGTCAATTTAGTTTTTTCATCTTGACAAAGAGAATAGATCGGCATTTTTATTAATAGTTCTATTATACTCAATTCAAAGGTCTTTGTCAAGTCTTTTATAATGGCTTGACGATTCTTATTTTTGAAATCCAACGTCCCGTTGATAACCATTTCAATGAATTTAATCTTAGCTTGAATGACTTTAAGAGTCTCGGTACCTTCTGATATAAGATACTTATATCTTTCATCGTATTTGCCAATGCGATAGTCACAAAAGTCCTTGATGATATTAATAGGAGAATCATAGACTTTCAATTGTCCTTTGTCTGTAATAACCGTAATATTCTCGTTAATCTTTTTCTTTAATTTGAATAAGGAGACAATCTGATGATCTTTCAATTTCTTGGCACGCTTTAATGTAACATCAAATTTGAATCCAGTCTTATCGCACTTGTCAGTATAGGAGACAATCTTACCAGTGTCCTCTAGTTTATCAAGGATTTGGACATATGTTTCTCTATTGAATCCGACTGGTACTTCAGTAATTTCTAATTTAGTATATCCTGTTAGAGTGAATTCACCCTCACAATAAATTTCATCATTTTCCTCATAGACCTTTCCAGAGAACTCCGGAAAATGTGGGAGGAGATTTGCATTATCTATATTCTTGCCTTGAAGATATGTTTGACACAACTCTGAAATTTCTTTTGGATTTCTAGGTTGTATTTCTGTAGCGAATCCAACAGCAATTCCTTTAATTCCATTTACTAACACCCAAGGAATGATAGGTAAATAAAACTCCGGTTCTGGATCCTCTGGATCGGCACTCTTATCTGCGACCATAGTGTCAGCAAAATACGTATCAAAATTTTTACTCATTTTAACAAACGTATATCGTGGTGCGGCGGCATCGGGCACTAATCTTGATCCGAAACTTCCTTCTCCCTCAAGCAATGGTATATTATTTGAATGAACTTGAACCATCTTCGTAATAGCCTCGTTTAATGAAGCATCTCCGTGATGATAATTTGCAGTTGAAATCGTATTGCCACTGAGCGAAGCCGTCTTAATACGACTATTCTTTGCCGTTTTCAATGCTGTAAAAAGAATCTTTCTTTGTGATGGTTTGAGTCCATCAATCATATGAGGAATTGCCCTACTATATAGAACGTATTTACTATATTCCTTATATTTTCCGTCTATTAGTTCAGATATATTCATTGCATTAACCATTGTTTTCTTGGGAGTGAGTTTTTCCCAAACGCAGTTTCGAGTGAAGAATTTGCTCCACCATCGTATTCAAGTGTTTCAGTCATTGGATCATTAATCATCAAATCATATTCGTCTATTGATAAACTACCTAATCCCTTATTATACTCTATTGACCAGCTATTGTCAAGTGATTCCTTTGCATAATCTTCCAAGTCATAGAATCTTTTAATTTCCTTACCCTTCTTCGCAATGACAATTGGAGATTTGATTAATAGTATCCGCTCTTCCTCGAATAGTTCTTTCCAGTTAGAAAAGAAATTTACTAGCAAAGCGGCGATAGAAAATCCATCGAAGTCTGCATCCGCTAAAATACCAATCTGTCCATAATTCAAATAAACTGCGGGTTCACCAAGTTCCAATCCTATAATGGACATCAATTCAGATAATTCTTTGTTCTTCATAATCTCGGTGGGTTTCAATTCTCTTACGTTTCTGACTTTACCACGCAATGGAAATCCACCGTGGATTTCTGTATCTCGTACATTAATTAGATTGGATATTGCTGATTGTCCTTCTGTGATAAACAGAATTTTATCATCAGGATTTTTGGAAGATGCTGAAATATGGGTAGCTACTTTCTTTTTCTTCATACCCTTGTTGGCTTTTTTCAATGCTCGTGCCTCAGCCAACTGTTTTTTGAGAATGAGTGTTTCGATAATAGGTTGTATTATCTCATCATTCCTTAGAATTCGATTGATAAATTTTTCATCAAGGAGATGACCATTAAAAATGGGTTTAATTTCATTTGCGTTGTTAGTCAGGCGTTCTTTCGTTTGAGAATCAAATTTGGGGTCACCGACAGAATTGGTGATAGTAACAAAACACAGGTGATTTTTGATGTCCGATGCTCGTACTGCAATTCGGTGCTTCTTTTTAATTGATTCTTTTAATGTCCAAGAAATATCACCAGATACAATATCATTATGCACTCCGCCACCGAAAGTGTCAATACCATTAATGAATGATATATGTTCGTATGTCTCTGCGGGAAGGACTGCAACTTTAAATTTAGATGTTTCAAGTATCTCAAAATGATCTCCTATTTTCTTTAAATATTGTTTGAATGTGCTTGCTTGAATAACACGACCATTAAATTTAAATCGTATCTTTGGAAAACATACTGCTAGATCATAGATCCGCTTTTCAATCAGATTCTTATGATCCTCAGTAATTTCTGTCATACCGAGTTTCTCAAAGTCTGGGAAAAATGAAACATTAGTTCCCAATATACCTTTTGATTCAGTTATTTCAGTATCGATTTCGGACAGATTATGTCCACATTGAAGTCTAAAATGTTTCACTCCATCATCGGTATGGGCGATGAATTTTCTTGATAAGATGTTGACTAGAGTTGAACCAAGTCCGTGCGTTCCGATTGAAACGTGACCATCATCTTCAAAATTAGCTCCAGCACGTAGATTTGTGAATGCTAATTCGGCTTGGGTTTTATTCAATTCTGGAATATCCACAACGGGAATACCACGACCATTATCAATGACTGTGATTTTCCCGTTATCTTCCAGATAGATTTTAATTTCGTTTGCAAATTTGAAATCAGTCCTGAATCCCTCATCAATACTATTGGATACAATCTCATCAAATAGTTTGAGAAAAGCAGGAACAATTTTAACTTTTTCCTTAACGATTGATCCGTCCCGCATCACCCATTTGTCGTGGACACCAATAGTGGTGTCTCCGACATACATTCCTGGGCGGTGTAGGACGTGTTCGATTTCGGAAAGAACTTTTACATCGTTCTTACGCATCAATACTCGGTATTTCTGCTGAGGTTATACTTGGGGTAGGAATACTGATACTTTTTACAGAGTCTATTCTAAATGATCTCCAGCCTTCTTTATCAATATCATACACGGCAACGACATTTGAATCTCTTGTATCAAGGGTTTTCAAATCTTTTTTAAGCTCTTCTGAAGGATCCGTTAATGTTGTTGGGTCAGTATGAAACCCTTCGGACGGGATCTCTGGTATATTCATAGCACCTAAAACTTCTTGGAGTAATGTACATTTCATCACTCTTTCGGAACCATCTACTTTGGTAAACGTGACAATTGCCACATCATTGTAGAGTAGTTCGACTATATCCTCTCGTGTGAGGTCTTTCTCTTCTCCGTCTTCCGTGATAAAAATCTTATATGTAGCCATAATATTCTCCTTTTTTCATTATAAAAAAAGAGGTGCACACCCCTCCAGGCCCGGCACCTCTTGAATTTGTTGCGACAGCGTGACGTACTCCAGCGACACACTTCCCTCACGGCTGTCTGAGAGGCTTGTTCCCTCTCTCTGATCCCTGATACTTATCTCAACCCCGTCACATCGGCCGTCTACGTTTGAATTCTGTCTCATTGAAGATTGTCCCTTAGTCGAACAATCGTGACATCAAAACTCTGTAGGTGACTAGGGGGGAGCAATCAGAGAATCACTTGCTCCCTATTTTTTACGGTCATCGTTTCTCAGATCATTTTCGCTTTCGTTGGATGTGAATCTTTTCTCATTCTCTAGTTATATTATATCAAAACCATCTGAAAATGTCAAGTCTTTTTTTGTACTATTTCTGGAAGTCCTTTCTTTTTATTTCTCTCTTCTCTTTTCTCCATCAATTTCTTTACGTGATCACTCGGAACATAGGGTATAGCGTGAGGATTAACGTGTTCTGCTTTAGGAAGTTCAGAAATTACAGGCTCTTCACACGGTTCGCCGCCGGGACAGCATTCTTCATTTTCATTTTCCATAATTTTATATAAAATAATAAAGTAATAAGTGCAGATAGATATACATAAATAAATAACCAGTTAACATAATAGTCTATTATACTAAAATCTAGTATCAATGTCAAGTTTTTTATGAAGTATAAAATGAATAAATATCGTTTGCTGTCTCCCAACCTTCTACAGTTTGACCGTTGCCAGACATTCCTGGATCCATATCTCCAGGCATCATATAATGATGCACGAATTTCCATTCACCAAGCTCTATACCTCCATCGTTCCATTCACCATCGGGATAATGGGTTCTAAGTTCTAACGAGCCTGGACCATTATTATTGGCATAATAACAGAGTAAAGGATGTATTTCATCTTTTACAAGTGAAATGTGTCCAACGTGATATTGAACTCCGTGATCACCAGGAACTGCCGCTAGAAAATTGTCATTATTTCTATAACTAACTAAAGTTGAAAGACTTTCTCCATTTGCACCAAACCAAAGATAACTGGTATCATCTGATTTAATTTCAAATTTAAAATCTCCTGTAACAGGCGCTCTGAAATATCCTGAGTATCTAAAAGTTTTTCTCTGCCAAGCCCAAGTGTGATTATACATTACTCTTTTAGCGGCAAAAAAATACTGGGGCCAGCCAGCAACAACAGGCGCTGACTCAACAAGATCCAAAGAAGCATTAAGATCAGCAGTGGAACTTCCGGTCCATTCTCCAGCAGTCCAAGTACAAGAAGGACCTGCTAAACATTCTGCTTCAGTCGCAGGATTGAGATTTCCACAGGCTGTACTACCACTACAAACTCCGTCAATTCTTTGAGCACCATCAAATCCTGACCCGAAGCCTGGAATCTGCCAGCTCATACCCATTCGGATATCCCATTGTGGAGTACCAAATTGAAATCCGGATGAGCCGTCCCAATCACCATATTTATGTACCCAGTATCCTCGTTTCCAATTCCAATCTTTCCATACTGCTGTGATACGATAATATACCCGGTCAAATTCACCCATAAATTCTTTGACTAAATCTTCTCGGGAGTCATAAAAATAATGAAAGACAGCATCATTGTTACAAATAACTTCACCTGCAATCTTCCACATATCTGCTTCATAATCAGATCCGGTCAATGAGTATCCTTCAGGAGAAACCCAAGGAGCACGATAAATTCTAAAGTGAGAAGGTCTAGGATAATATTTATCGTATTCAGCCTGAAGATATTGAGGAGGTTTCCATCGAATCTTAGAAGAATCTGGACTGCCCGATGCGGTGTAACCGTATTCAGCCTCTGGTCGACTGTTAGTAGTATTCACAAATCCGTGAGGAATATATTTTAAATTCCAGTAATAGTCTTGTGGCTCAACAGGCATTTCAACTTCAACCAGAGGAATAGTTGTGGACCAAGTATTTCCATCAGTCATCCAACTATGTGCGTGATTCCAAGTATAGTTGTAAGAATTCCACGAGTTACCTGCATTATTAAAGTATGTATATCCACCACAACATACTTGTCCACTACTTGTGATATAAGAACAAAATCCTGGATTGTTATCTGCTTGAGGAACAGGAAACGTGCAGGGGCAGGAGGGATGTGCCGATGCGGGATAATAAACCCAACACGTTCCTTCATTGACACATTGACTGTAGTTGGTCCATTGACCATCAGTACAATATGAAGCATTAACACAAGCAACGTGTTCTGATTGTGCCCAACAACCTGGCCAAGGATATCCTGAC